CCGCTTCTTTATCAGCGATAACCATAACGTCAATAATGGCGTTGGTAACTTCCCTCGAAGCTCCCTCGGCTTTAGCCGTGTAGTAAGCTTCCCATAATTCTTTTTTCATTTTTTTTGTGTTCATTTTTTCCCTTTCGTTATGTCTACATTATACCATAAAGTTCGCCGGTTGTCAAGAGGAAAACCGGATTTTTTTGAAAGTTTTTTTATTGGGCATTCATAACTTCCGCACCAACCAAACCAATCAAACAAGCCGCAAACAGTAAACAGAAAAACGTCATATCAATCTCCTTTATTCTATTATATATTATCGGCACATTCAACCCCATAACATTAACAAAAATCAAGAAATAAATAAGTTTTTTTAAATCACATAAATCGTCGTAAGTCCTTTGATAGCAACGACTTACAGCGCGGCGCGCGGGCCCCCAGATCTGCCCCTATCTAAGAAAGCTAGGTTGGCTGATACACTCAGATGAGCAGGTAGACGATAGCCAGAAAGATCGGCTGTGCGATTATGTTCCAGATTATTATTTTAGTTTCTAACATATCTATCCTAATAAAAGAAAACCGGCAGCGGCGACTGTTATGCGGAAGTGTCAGCAGTCAACATAAACAACCCACCGCTACCGGTCAACGAAAGGATTCGCCTCTATACTTCTAGAACTTTGAACGTGCCATTGTCAAGATACTCATTGACCTCGGCAAGCGTAGAACGCAACTCTTCACCCTTCTCTGTTTCGATGAGTACAGTGTCATTCTCAATCGCTGTCACTGTTGCCTTTACTCCGGTCAGAGTATATTCTAGTTTACTGTTGATTCCTAAAGTCTTCATGTCTTTCTCCTTTTCTTATATTCTTATTATAACATACAATCGGCTAATGTCAAGCAACGTTTTTAACTTTATCCCATTCAATAGAATCATATAGGGGAATAGGAATAGTTTCGGTTTCGATCTTTGTCTCGGCTCGCTTACGCTTAATTACTTCTTTAATAATGCGTCTAAAGGATTTCTTTTTTACTGCACTATTATAACTCATCTCATGCTGTGCTTTATAGTCAATGCTCGCATCAACATCAATACACACTAAAGAAACAAAGATAACAATTAAAAACTTCATTAGTACTTCTCCATATTATATTCGTGTTCCGCTTGTCTGTACTCTTTACAGTTGAATACAGGAATCCCATCTATCTGCAATTCGTAATGCTCACAGTGTAGGTTATGAACCAACTCAATCACCGAACCATCTACTTCCATTCTTTTCATAACTATTATATCCGTCATTGTGGCATCTCTCCCTGAACAATTCCACCATGAGCATCAAGCTCTGCCTGTACTATCTTAACCGGCACCCAACCGTAAACGGTCGTAGTGTAATCGCTATCACCAAAGTGCTCTGCGAACTCTAGCAACTCTTTAGTCTTGGGTGTAGTGCTAGGGAATCCACACTCTACTGTGATAGGCTTACCGTGTCGGTCACGGTCTGAATAGCTACCGTCGAAAGCCTGAACACTAATACTGAAGCCATCGCTACAAGTGATTCTAGGATTACGGAAGTCGTCGAACATAATTAAAACCTTTCGTTTCTTTTTATTATAACAAATAATTCTCTAATTGCAAGCCTAACTTGCCCATTCCTGCAATGCTTCTTTAGTCCACTTACGAGGAAAGCCCTGTGAATCCCCATCGCTAGGACAACCGCATTGAATCCACATCTTAGCGGAATCGAGCAATTCACCCAACTTTGCATATGGCGAATAGTTGAACACCATAGCATTGTCCAACGGGTCAATAACGTAAGCAAGGTACTTAACAACCATTACGTTACCCTCTGGATCAAGCTCACTAATCTTGTCGATAGTGAGTGTGTGATCTTCAAGCCCATAATCCTCAGACTTGAATATAGTTTTAACAGCTTCAGTTTTCATCATGTTTTCCTTTCGTTTATGATGCTTTCATTATACCATATATATCGGCGTTTGTCAAGGGTAATCTTTAATTATTCTAAGATTTTTTGTAATATATTTCTGAGCCGTCTGTAATTGATTTAACCTTACTGCAACGGCATCGAGCTGTACCAACGCGAACACGGTCATTAGATAATAGTACAACGTCTGATATATTAACGTGACTACTCCACCCATCTCTAAATGAGACCTTAACCATTCCGATATGATTCTGTTTTGCTAATTGTATTTGGTAGCTTCTCATTTTATTTCCTTTCGCTATTAATTATATCGACATTATAACATAAAAACTTTAATTTGTCAATAGCTATTTGCTTATTTTTTGCAAAATATCCATAATTTCTATAGCATACCAATAGACGCAAAACGAGCCGACTGCAACAGTAAACACAACGCCATGCCAGCCAAACTCTTTTTTGAATTCTATAATTTTATCTAACATCTTATTTCCTTTCGATTAACTTTATATAACAAGTATACAATATATATCGGCACCTGTCAAGCCATTACATGAGAAAAAAACAAAAAAAAACAAAAAAACAAAGTTTATATTAATCGTCGTAAGTCCTTTGCTGGTAACGACTTACGTCGATGGCGGCCTGCACCCCTCGTGCCAATACTTCCCTACATGGTCTGAAATAATGCCCATGTTCCGAAGATGCTACCGGCGACGATAGCCAAGACACAAAGCCCAACAATAAACGTTTCAACTAACTTATCCATTATTCACACCCCCAAGTATTACAAGCACGTTGTTTAGCGACGCCGTAAGCCTCACGGCTTTTGGCAAAGGCTGGAACTTCCCAGTATTTATACTGGTTATTCCAAACAATCTCGACATCTCCATGAGCTTCGATGAAGCTGTTTTTGTTGAAGTCGTTAGTGAACAATCGGTGAGCGTCACTATTAGGAAGCTCTACCGATGGCGATTTTGGGTAAGCGGCGGGTTGTAAATCTGAAACTCTCATTGTATTCCCTTTCGTTGGAATGTTGTTTGTTATGCTCTTATTATATTATATATATCGGCATTTGTCAAGGGGTAACTTCAATTATTTTCTCAATTCTTTCACTAATTCTACAATTCTTTCTGATTTCTTTACGGACGATTCGCAAGTCCTCTTGTACTTCGTTTGCATTGCGTTGACTTTAATGGTGAAGTATCCAAGCGTAAGGAATAGAGTCGCAACGAGTCCGATAATCGTAATGTTCTTAATCATAGTGTTCTCCCTTTCGTGTTTAGTATGTCCTCATTATAATATATATCGGCACGTTTGTCAAGGCTTCTTTAAGTATTTTTCTAGAAAAAACACATTTATTTATAGCCTATATATGAATCACCCCTTAGGTAAAGGGGGTATTATTATAATCCCGATCCTATGTCCTCGCGTATCAAGAAAAACATCAGGTGGTACTCGCTACAGGTTCTGACTTCTAGATAAAACTGGTCATTTGATTCTAAAAAATTTTTCAGGCAGACTAGATAAAACTGGTCGTTTGACTATTCTATTTCATTTTCTATAAGTCTTTTTACCACCTTGCCCGAGACAGACAATTCTTTAGCTATAGCAAAAAAACTTTTCCCTTGCTTATAAAGCTCTAATGCTTTTTCAATATCAAAATTGTCTCTATTGTATTTAGGCCTCTTTGTCAATCGCAATTCATATGTCCTACACCTAAAAACATCCATTCTTTTTATTAAAATAGCAGATGTAAACCTCTCGTCTCTCTTGTTTAGCTCCTCTGCAATTTTTCTATCACTCATATTTTTATAATTTTCCCGAATGTAATCTTCTTCTTCTTTGGTAAACACTACAGCATCTTTGTTGTAAACAATCCCCGACGCATTACCACTTACAGCCCGCTTTCTTTTTTTTATAATTTCAGGAAACTCTTCTTTTATACCGGTCTTCTTTTCGTACTTATAGACAGCGCTAGCAACACCACCCCTTGTCGTGCTACAGTTTGTTTTCCAACCAAAATGTTTCGTTATCTCAACAGGATCTCCACCAAGGCTTATCCAGACCTCTCTGAATTTCTTGTAAAAGTCACGACTTTTGTCATCTGAATTCTGCTTATGAGTACCCTTCTCTAGGTGTGATGGGTTTCTACATGCTTTGTTATCACACTTATGTCGGACTAATTCAGGATATTCCCCATATCTCTCCCAGTACGCAATGCGGTGTCTAAGTAGACTTCTCACTTTACCGTTTATCCTTACCTGCATCTTGCTATAACCACTTCTTTTCTCCACACGATTAGATTCCCAACAGCCCGTTTCTTCGTTTATAGTATAAGCCTCTCTGTACGTTTTACTAGAGATAGCCTTTTCTAAGAACGGTAGTAGATCATCCACCCCTTGAGAACGCCAAGTATTATAAAGTCGCCCCATACTATAGGAGTTCAACACTTCCTTCTCTTTTGCTAGCTCTTCACCTTCAGGACAATTACAGACAATATAATACTTAAAAGTATGTTTTTTATTATAGTCCTCCTGCCAAGAGGAATTGTAATGAGACCCCTTAGACAAGTGTGACACATGTGTTCTAATCCTGTGATACATATGTGATGACGAGCCCACATATATTTTTTTATTGTTTTGATTAACAATAGCATAGACGCCGCAATATTTTTTGATCTTAGTCCTATTGGGGTATTTGCGGTATAGATCCCCAGATTCTATCTCCTCCACATCCTCTTCCTCTCTTACAATGGCCACTCCGGAGATTCCGGTTCTCTGCGACCAGCTAATTCCTCTAACCTATCCTTTAATTTTTCTCTTTTCTCCCCATACTCCAGAATCCTCTTAGAGTCAGCACCTCCAGTATATAACACCTTAATACCACGCTCCGCTTTCCTTATCTGATACTCAACCTGATCAATCAGATATTGTTTCGGAAGAACCACTATTATACTCCCCATCTAAAGAGCCCGATTCATTTTTCTCTACAGGTGAATACACCAAGGCACATATACCCCTACCATGCTTCTTCTTTATACCAAGCTTCTGTCGTACTTTCCTCAAAGCATCTACCGTGATAGTTCGCCCGCTTTTATCGGATAAGTTTTTAGCTAACTCCTTATCTTTCATAAACTGAGCATTTTCTCTAATATAGTCTTTTTCCTGTTCCGTCCACTTAACATTCATTTATAAAGTGTTTCCCCGTAAAATATTTTCAAAAACTGGTCCTTCGTGTATATAATATTGTATCCACATCCCAGTGGGTTGTGTTTTTTAAAAACTGGAGACAATAATGAAAGATCCAAAATTTGTAGAGTCTAAGCTTAAGATTAAGGCATCCCCGCAGCTTCAGGAGGAAGTCCAAGCAGAGCTTAAGAAGGAAAAGGAAGAAAAGTCTATCGCTAGTTTGATTAGCGAAAGCGGAGTTTTTAGAGAGGGGAATAATGAGACTTCACGTTAAATTTGATGGTAAAGATCCCACTAAAACCGAAATACTTGATGCTGAATCCGGAGAGAGAATAGAAGGTATTCACTCTGTTGAAATTAGCATTGATGCTTTTAAGGGATATGCTGTTCTCGTTCTTCAAGACTTTAGTTTAGAAGTAAATAATATTGAAGCAGAAACAGTATTGGAATCAGATGAAGAAATTGTCGGACCAAGAGATAATTGAAATTATAGATAGGATATCTTCTAGACTAGGACCAAAGTTTAGGTTTGGGTATCATACCAATGAGGACATGAGACAGCAGGCCTCTTTGTTTGCTTGGGAGGGAATGAATTCGTGGGACGGAATAAGGCCTCTTGAAAATTTCCTTTGGATTCATGTAAGAAACCGCCTATATAATTTTAAGAGGAATAATTACGGTCGCCCAGAAAAACCTTGTGAGCACTGCCCATTAAAGGCTTACGATCCGAAATGCGAAAACTCCGAGAGTGGATGCACTAAGTTTGATAATTTAATGGATTGCACCCTATATAAGGGCTGGACAGATCGTAATACATCTAAGAGGAATCTTATGAGCTCATACACTGTTTTGTTTGATAAGCCAGCAGAAGCAGACGTTGCAGATGCAGTATTCACAAAAGACATGTTTAATATGCTAGATAAACATATGCCGGTTTCTTCAAGAGAAGACTGGATTAGGTTTATTAATAATTTAAAAATCTCTAAGGTTAGGCGTCAAAAAATACTGGAAGAAATCTCAACTATACTAAAGGAGAACAACATTGACCCGGAAACGTGGTAAACTCTCAAACGGGGAAATGGCCTATATTCGTCAGAACTGCTTTGATCTCTCCGTAGAAGAAATTGCTAATCACCTAAACCGCACACCAGCTCCTATTCAAAAGTTTATTGATAAGGAAAATTTAAAGGCGCGGAACATGACCGATGACGAGCACCTTCTCGTGCATTTACGCGGTCGCTATTACTACAGGGAATTAGGAAAGCAGTTAGAGCCCCCTGAAATAATATTCTTTGAACATCAGTGGATTGATTATTTTAAGCAATTTAATGAAGATGTTACCCATACCGAAGAAATGCAGATTCTCGAAGTTATTAGAACGGAAGTTTTAATTAATCGTGGAATGGAAGATAGACAAGAGGCTTTAAGAAATATAGAAAGACTTAATAAGCTTATTGAGGATGAAATGAATAAACCTGAGGTAATGCAAGACACTCAGGCTATAGCAAGTTTCCAAACGCAATTAGGGGCTGCTTTCGCATCTAAGTCAGCTTATATTAATGAACATGAAAAACTTCTAACCAAGAAAGAACGTCTGTTGAAAGACTTAAAGGGTACAAGAGAACAGCGTAAGAGAAGGACAGAGGATGCAAAAACAAACTTTTCAGCTTGGTTAAAGCAGCTTGACGATATTGAGGTTCGTAAGCGTGAAGGTATAGACATGGAAGTTAACAGGATTGCGGCAAATAACGCAGTGGATTCTATGGCAGATTACCATAAGTATGAGGACGGGACTTTAGATCAACCATTTTTAAATGCAGATACAGTAAAGGATGAACAAGAATGAAAAAGAAAGCTTTAGTGACAGGGATAACCGGACAAGACGGTTCTTACTTAGCGGAACTTTTATTGTCCAAAGATTATGAGGTGGTAGGTCTAAAAAGAAGGACCAGCACAAACACAGAATCTAGAATAGAACATATTAAGTCAAGCAGCTTTCACATAGAAGAATATGAAATATCTGATTCGGGTTCCGTCTATTCAATTATAGAAAAGCATAAGCCTGATGAAGTTTATAACCTTGCAGCACAGTCACATGTAAAAACATCGTTTGATCAACCAGACTATACGTTCCAAGTCAATACAATCGGAGTAGTCAATTTCCTAGAGGCTATTAGGCGATTTTCACCGGAAACAAAATTCTATCAGGCCTCTACTAGCGAGATGTTTGGAAAGAACGTAGACATGCCTACCGTTGCTGAGGTAAATCCTGACGGAAGTGATTATAAAATGTATCAAGATGAAAACACGGCGTTTGAGCCTCAAAGCCCATATGCTGCTGCAAAGCTAGCATCCCACCATTTGGTGCGGATGTATCGAGATGGTTATAAAGTATTTGGATGTTGTGGAATATTATTTAACCATGAGAGCGAACGCCGAGGAGAAAACTTTGTCACACGTAAAATTACAAAGTGGCTGGCAAGATTCTCTGGGTGGCTGTCTAAACATGATGTACTTATTGAAAGCAGTGGTTTAGTGTTTGACGGCGATGACATTTGTGTATCTAGTAACGAAGAGCTTAGGTTTCCAAAGTTGCGCCTAGGAAACATTGATGCCTACAGGGATTGGGGTCACGCCAAAGATTATGTTAATGCTATGTGGTTAATGCTACAGCAAAAAAACCCCGATGACTATGTTATCTCTACAGGAGAAACATATAGTGTTAGAGATTTTTTACAGATTGCATTTGACCATATCGGTGTAGCAGATTATGAGGCCTTTGTAGTCATAGACCCAAAATTTTACAGGCCAGCAGAAGTTGAGTATCTGAGAGGCATCCCAGCCAAGGCAGAGAGGGCTCTTGGATGGACCAGAGAGATAGGCTTTGAAGACCTCGTACATCAAATGTTAGAAAGTGATATTGCAGATGAGAAAAAAGAGGAGGCCAAAGAAGTTTGGGTGGAGACGTAATTCTGCAAGGAATATGTCTGATCCAGCTTACGCAAAATTCAGAAAGCAGGTTAGAAAAAGAGACGGGAATAAGTGCCAATGGCCTTCGTGTGGATCAAAGAAGAACTTACAGGTCCACCATATACGAAAGTGGTCAGATTTTCCTGCCCTACGATTCGACACGCTTAATGGAATAACATTATGCAAAAAGTGTCACCAAATAGTAACTGGTAATGAAGAGATATACTCAGAGTTTTTAATTAAGCTTCTGGAGCATCAAGCCTTAAGAAAGTTAAAAAACAAAAAGAAAGAAGATGAGTAAATTCACAGTAATTAGAGATACCAGAGAAAAAAAGGGTCACGGATGGTGGTTCGATGATAATGCGTATTGTGAAGGAACGATAGTTCAAAAGGTAGATATAGGTGACTACACAATACAGGATATGGAACACATCCTATGTATAGAAAGAAAAGAAAGTTGTGCAGAGCTTGCCAAAAATTGCGGAGAAAAAAGATTTCATAGAGAACTCGAAAGGATGGCTTCTTTTCGCTATCCGTTTTTATTATTAGAGTTCGGATGGCACGACATAGAAAACTACCCTAGAGGATCAAATATTCCTACCTCTAAGTGGAAGAGCCTAAGAATTAAGGGTAAGTATATAATGAGAGTTATATCTACAGCAAGATTACAGCATGGGGTTCACGTTATAGCTTGTGGAGACAAGAAGAGAGCCGAAGCCACAGCCTTTGATATAATGAGAAAAGTATATGAACTCCATAATTGATATAAATTCACCGGAAAATGCTTGGTTAGGAGTGACACCCAAAGACATGGAGGGCGCCGATAACCCTCTACTGAATTTATCAACCGATCAAATTGAGAATATTCACCTACACGTTTTATCTCTAATGAAGAAACCAGAATATTTTCAGTGGACAACAAAGGTGATGCTTAATGTAGATTTATTGCCACTCCAAACAGCCATATTAAAAGAGCTTTGGATCAGATCGTTTCCCATGTATACGGCAAGTCGTGGTTTTGGTAAATCGTTTTTGTTAGCTGTGTACTGTCTCCTCAGATGCTTATTGATCCCAGAAACAAAAATAGTTATAGTAGGCGCTGCATTTAGGCAGTCTAAGGTTATATTTGAATACATGGATTCTATCTGGAGAAATGCACCCCTCCTTCAGAGTGTTTGTTCCGATAGCAGCGGCCCCAGAAGAGACGTTGACAGATGCACTATGAGAATAAATGATAGCTGGGCCATGGCTGTTCCCCTTGGGGATGGAACTAAGATTCGTGGTTTAAGAGCCCATACAATTATAGCGGACGAATTCAATAGTATCCCAACACATATCTACGAAACTGTTGTTGCTGGTTTTGCTGCGGTTTCTAGTAATCCTACAGAAAATGTAAAGCAAGCAGCCGCTAGAAAAAGTATGCAGGAGCAGGGCCTTTGGAAAGACACTTTCGAGGAAGCATATCAAGAAAAGAGAGCTAACCAGTCAATCATAGCAGGAACAGCAGGTTATGAGTTTGAGCCATACGCCTCTTACTGGAAAAAATATAAGTCAACCATACAAAACAGAGGGGACTTCAAAAAGGTTGCGGAAGATGCCGGGGAAGACCCCGATGAAGTTCCAGAATATATGAAAAGGCTAGACTGGAAAAACTTTTCTGTTATTCGCATTCCATACGAGCTAATACCTGAGGGTTTTATGGATGACCAGCAAGTAGCCAGAGCTAGAGCAACTATGCATAACGGTATTTACCAGATGGAGTATGGTGCTTGTTTTACTTCTGATAGCCAAGGCTTTTTCAAAAGAAGCTTAATACACTCCTGTGTTTCTAATGATGAGAATTGCGAGAAGACAGGTTGGCCTACTTGGTGCCCCAACCCATTTGATACAACAACAAGAGGGTCTTCTGGCATGTCTTATGTAATGGGAATTGACCCAGCTTCCGAGCAAGACAATTTTGCGATTGTAATATTAGAATTAAGACCAGAACACCAAAGGGTCATTTACACTTGGAGCACAAACAAAAAAGACTTTCAGGGAAGAAAAAAAATAGGCTTAACAGACAGCCATGACTATTATAGTTTTTGTGCTAGAAAAATTAGAGATTTAGCAAAAGCCTTTCCTTGCGTTCGTATAGGTATAGACTCTCAGGGTGGGGGTTATACAATAGCAGAAGCTTTAAGAGATTTAGATAAGCTCCAAGAAGGGGAGAGACCAATATACGAAATCATAGAGGATGGAAAATCTAAGGACACAGATGATTTAGCGGGTGACCACATTTTACATCTAATTAATTTTGCTAGTGCTGCATGGACTTCACAGGCGAATCATGGAATGAGAAAAGACCTAGAAGATAAAGTGTTATTGTTTCCAAGATTTGATACATTAACACTAAGTCTGATGACAGAAAAAGATAAAATATTTTTTAACGAAATGAAACAAAAGACAGGAGAAACAGACGCCCTTAGACTCTATGATACATTAGAGGATGGCGTAATGGAGATAGAGGAACTAAAGGATGAGCTTTCAAGTATCGTAATGACCATAACTCCAGCAGGTAGAGAAAGATGGAATACGCCAGAGATTAAACTAGAAACAGGAAAAAAGGGAAGGTTACGCAAGGACCGCTATAGTGCTTTAGTCATAGCGAACATGATAGCTAGAACTTTATACAGAGAACTACCACCGCCCACATATCAATCTATAGGAAGAATAGCAGGGCAAGCTGTATCAAGAGGACAAGAAGGAAGTATGTATGTTGGTCCAGAATGGGCAAAGGAATTCAACCAAAATACCTGCTTCGTAATAAAAAAGAACAATCAATAACCATTGGTGTAAAAACAATAGGTATTGTTTTGTAATTGAATATGTATCGGAGAAAAAGTGGCAAAAAGACGTTATCCAAAGAGCAGTGAATCAAATATTCCGGAGGGCGCAGCCTATGTCAGCTGGGATTCAAGCGATCCAAAGGAACGAGATAAAGCACTTGCTAGCTACAGCGATGCTGTTTCTGAACTCAGTTACGCAAGTCTAGGTTCAAGAACAAGAGACTTTTCCGACTTAACAACTAGGCTTAGCGGAAGACCCGGTCTAGGTCAGGCGGATTTTGATTGGTTTCGTCCCGGACAAGCAGTTCCAAATAAACCTAAGGATATAATAGCTTTCGCTAGATCAGCCTATAGAAGGATTGGATTAATAAGAAATGCTATAGATCTTATGGGTGATTTTGCTTGTCAAGGAGTACGTCTAGTTCACCAGAACCCTCGAATAGAAAAATTCTATAACGACTGGTTTAGCAGAACAAGAGGAAAGTTTGTTTCGGAAAGAATCTGTAATCTTTTATTTAGAGAAGCAAACGTTCCAATAAGGATGAAGACAGCAAAGCTAAGTAAAACCAAACGTTTGAAAATGCAAAAATCCGTTGCCTCTCCCGATATGCAAGCAACACTAAATCATAACACATTTAAAAAGGGAGAGCTTCCTTGGCAATACATTTTTCTAGATCCACTCCTAATAGACCCTGTAGGCGGTAGTATTTCAAACCTAGTGGGTTCAAAACTTTATAAGATGCAATTACCGCCATCTTTAAGAAGGTCAATTAAAAAATTACAAAACAGCCCCAATGCGTCAGAAAGATCTCTTTTAAGTCAAGTTCCTGACGAAATATTACAAGCTTCTGAAACATCTAAGGGAATACTGCTACCTCCAGACAAAACCTTCTTTCTTAATTACAAGAAGGATGACTGGCAGGAATGGGCAGATCCTATGACCTACGCTTGCTTTAAAGACCTTTTACTTTATGAAAAACTAAAGCTTGCAGATCAAGCCGCCCTTGACGGAGCCATTTCAAAAATTAGAGTTTGGAAACTGGGAAGTTTAGACCACAAGCTAGCCCCAACTTCAACAGCAGCGGCTTCGCTGGGAGAGATACTAGGAACGAATGTTGGCGGCGGAACTATAGATATTGTCTGGGGTCCAGATATAGAGCTAATAGAAACAGGAACAGACGTTCAAAGATTCTTAGGAGAGGAAAAGTATAAGCCTACCCTTATGGCTATTTACGCCTGCCTTGGAATTCCCCCTACTCTTACAGGAACATTTGGTGCTGCTGGAACTACAAATAATTTCATCTCCCTAAAGACATTAACGGAGAGGTTAAATTATGTAAGGAATATCTTAATTGAATTCTGGAATGAGCAAATCAAGATGGTTCAAGAAGCTATGGGCTTTAGGTTTGGCGCTAAGGTAGAGTTCGATTTTATGTACTTGGATGATCCTGCTGCAATGACACAGCTAATGATAAATCTTGCCGATAGAAACATAATAAGCGACGAGCTTGTTCAAAGAAATGTGAAGGCCCAACCAGATATAGAAAGAAAGCGCCTTAAGAATGAGGAAAATAAAAGAAGGGGAGGTTCTATGTCTGAAAAAATTAGCCCATATCATGCGGTCGATAAAGAATTTTCTCTCGAAAAAATATCTCTTCAGACAGGTGTTGTCTCCCCCACTCAGGTTGGGGTTAAGTTAAAGCCTAAGAACGGAGATGAGTCAGCTCTTGAACTTAGACAAAAGCCAAAAGAACCTAGCAATACGGAAAAACAACTAGAGCTTCCCTTTGAAGAAGACCAGACGCAAACAGAAGGTCCCGGAAGGCCAAAAAATTCAAGAGATATACAGCCTAGAGAAAAAAGAACGTTCAAACCAAAAAGAAGAGCTTCCTTAGAACTTTGGGCGAAACAGGCTCAAGACGCAATATCTCAGACAATGAATCCAGCTATACTTGCTCAATTCAATAAGAGTACAATGAGAAGCCTAACATCAGAAGAATCGCTTCAGGCGGAAAAGATTAAGTTTGAGATTCTTTGTAATATAAATCAAGATAAAGGCTTTGATGAAGTTTGTATTGCTGAAGCTATTAATATGAAACCTATATCTTCAGAGATTCATTCTGAGTGTGATTTCTGGATTTCAGAAGCGTCTCAAGAGGTAGGTAGAAAACTGACGGTAGAGGAAAGAAGAAACCTTAGAGCCTCTTTCTATGTCTATTATAAAGAGAATTACGAATAACCTCGCGTTTGGTGTAATTCTAGTATGAGGTAATTGCATGAATGACAATATAAAAGTTTTTGGTTACGAAAAGAGCGATGGTCTTGAAGACCAAATAAAAAAAGACTCTTCTCTAGCCTATGTTTCACAAGTGTGTCCGGTTAAACCTGACAGTAAAAAGTTAGAGTTAAACGAAATCATTTCTTCTGTTCATAACAAAAAACCCTACAAGAAAGCTATGGAAGTCCTCCGCTCTAAGGCGGGACTTGAAGACGATGATGTTTATCAGACGTTTTCTATACTAGTTAGCGCTTCTTGGAACAGGAATGATGATGTCTTCAATAAAGAAGAAGTTTGGGCCGCTAAAGAAACACCACGATACAAACCCGCTAATTTAGAACATGATGAAAAACAAATTGTTGGCGGAATAATTGGTAGCTGGCCCGTAAATGATGACTTTAGTCTCATTGACGATAATATGGTCGTTGAAGACCTGCCAGACTTTTACCACATATTAGTTTCTTCTGTTATTTATAGACAGTGGCAAGATCCAGAGTATCAGGCCAGAGCAGAAGAATTAATAAAGAAAATAGAAAACGGTGAGATGTTCGTTTCCATGGAATGTCTCTTTAGAGGTTTTGACTATGCTGTTGTCGCACCTGACAACAAAAACCATATTATTGCTAGAAATGAAGAAACATCATTTCTCACAAGGCATTTAAGATCATATGGTGGAACCGGCAAATATCAAGATCATAAGGTGGGAAGACTACTCAAAAACATAACTTTTTCTGGAAAAGGCTTCGTTGAAAAGCCAGCAAATCCAGACAGCATCATATTTGATAGTGACCGCTCCTTTGATTTTTCCAATGCCTGTTTGTCAAAAAACCCGTTTTTATGCCCTAATGGTGTATCTGTTAAGGTAGAAGAAGAATTGTTTTCCAGCACAGAAAGACAGGAGAATTTAAATATGTCTACTGATATTTTGAACACTCAGATTGGTGAGCTTCGAGAAGCTCTAGCTGACGTTCAGGCTGAAAATAAGGAACTTTCAGACAAGCTCTCAAAGGCTAATGTTGAGACGTGGGAAAAGCAAATTGCTGAACTTACGGCTCAAATCGAATCTCTTGAAGGTTCCATAGCCGAATCTAACAATGAGCTAGAGTCGGAAGTTTCTAAGTCAGAGGAGCTGGAAGCTAAGCTTGCAGCCGCAGTGACGGCCAGAACAGAAGCGGAAGATCTAGTACAAGCGATGCAAAAAGAAAAGGCAACGGCTGACCGAACAGCCACACTTATTGAAGCGGGGCTTTCAGAAGAAGAAGCTGCTGCAAAAATCGAAACTTTCGATGGTTTAAGTGATGAACAGTTCGCAGCAGTAGCCGAAACTTTGAAATCCGCATACATGTCTAAAAAGAAGGCCAACAAAGAAAAAGAGGCCGACGATGAAGACAAAAAAGACACCAAAGCAGAAGTTGAAGCTGAAGAGGCGAATACCGAAGCTGAGGATGAAGTCCGTGAAGAGGCTTCAGAAGTTGACGAAGAGGTACTCGAAACTGCTTCTGTAGAAGAAACGATTGACATGTCGGTCGCTTCTGACAACACAGAAGATGAAACATCTCATGTTCGTGCCAATCTTCGTGAGTGGGTAAATACTTACGTTCTTAATCAAGAATTAGGAGAATAAAAGAAATGGCACTTAAACCAGATAGAGTTGAACACCTTACCGACCTTAGTTTCTTCATGAATGAAACTGGGGAAAGAGGTAAAATTGTATTTTACGATATCGCACAGGCTGGCTCCGGCGCTGCAATGGACAACTCTAATCAAAGAGTTGTTAACGGCACGGGATCTCCAGCACTGGCGGCTTCGTATCTAAATAGAGCGGCTGGCATCTTACTTAATGATGTCGTAAACCTCGACCTTACTCGACAACACCTAAACTTCCACAAGGACGAAGTCCAGCTTGGAAGTAAAGTTCTGTTGTTGAAACGTGGAACCGTTGTTACCAACGCTATTTCCGGAACTCCAGCAGCAGCAGACATTGGCAAGCCGCTTTATGTCACTGGCGATGGATTTTTGGGAGCTCATGCTGTTGGAAACGGTGGTCCAAGAGTTGGTCGTTTGCTTTCCATTAAGGATGCAGACGGTTATGCCAAGGTCGATATCGACGTTACTTGGTAATTAAACAGATAACTATTATTTCTAGGAGATAATTAATGGCTAATAGACAATTATTCGAGCCTACTCCCGAAATGAATGACCTTCTCGTAAGAGCCGGTTCACTCAAAAAGGAAGAGTCTCTTTCCGCGACAGCCGAGCTAGCCAAAGCTCTTGAGCTGCCACTTCGTAAAGGAGTTATGAGCGGAGATATTTTGGATGGTATTTTTGAAGCTATCCGACTTGAAGCTGGGGCAAC